ATCACACGCACGATGCAGGCACTAAAAAGTAAAAGGGTATGACAGCACAACAAACAAAGAAGTACAACGAGCTGCTAAACCAGTACGAGCAGCGCACAGATCTGAATGCTGGTCAATGTCAGCTGCTCTTTACATTAGCTTGTGTAATTATAGAGGAGCGTGACTTACAAGACTACTGCGACAAACACGGCACTTGTTACCAGGTAACAGGCAAGAGTGGCGACATGTACAGCCGCATGCGACCAGAGTGGCAACAACTAAAAGAGGCACGGCATCGCAAACAGATTATTATAACGCGCCTAGAAAATTGGATAGGTGACGGTAAGCCAGCAGTAGACGACAACGCAGAATACTTTGGCTAAGTACACATTTGACGAACAAGCCGCAGATCGTGCAGTCAACTTTATAGAAAAGTTTTGTACGCACGTCAAAGGTGAGCTAGCAGGCAAGCCTTTTTTATTAGAACAATGGCAAAAAGACGACATTATAAGGCCATTGTTTGGTTGGAAAGATGAGCATGGACTACGACGATACCGCACCTGTTACGTAGAGATACCGCGCAAAAACGGCAAGAGCAACTTGAGCGCAGCAATTGCATTATACATGTTGTTTGCCGATGGCGAGCCAGGCGCAGAGATTATCAGCGCAGCAGGCGACAGAGGGCAAGCAAGTATAGTATTTGACATTGCCAAAGACATGATTAGCAACAATGTGCATTTGCAACAGCGGGCGCGTGTGCTGCGTAACCTTATTAAGTACAAAACAAGTTGGTACAAGTCAATTAGCGCAGAGGCATACACAAAGCACGGTCTAAACTGTCATGCCGTCGTATTTGACGAGCTGCACACACAACCTAATAGAGAACTGTGGGACGTACTACGCACGTCACAAGGTGCAAGACGACAACCGCTAACAATTGCACTAACAACTGCTGGACATGATCGCAGCAGCATTTGTTATGAAGTACACGAGTATGCGATAAATGTCCGCGACGGCATAATAAAAGACGACACGTTTTTGCCTGTGTTGTATTGTGCAGACATTGACGACGACTGGACACAAGAAGAGACGTGGCAAAAAGCAAACCCAGGCTACGGCACAATTTGCCTTAAAAGCTATTTTGAGCAGGCTGTTAAGCTAGCAAAGTCTAGTCCTAGCGAAGTAAACACGTTTTTGCGTTTGCACTTGAACATTTGGACTAGCGCAGAAACAGCATGGATACCAGACGACGTATGGATGAAAGGCAACAAACCTATACCATACGACAAGCTGCCAACGTTGCCAGCGTACGGCGGGCTTGATCTTGCAAGTACGCAAGATTTAACAGCATTTGCTTTGTTATTTCGTGACGACGACAACAACTGTTTTTATTTGCTTGTGCACCAATTTGTAAACAGCGACAAGGCACACACAAAAAAATTAAGCGCAGGCATTGACTATGTAGCCTTTCAACGCGAAGGCGACTTAACAATAACGCCTGGCAACGTCACAGATTTAGAAGTTGTGCGTGAGTACATTGTACAGCAATGCGCAAAGTATGATGTTAGAAACATTGGCTACGATCCGCGTTACAGTGTTACGATTGTGCCGCAACTACAGGCGGACGGCATAGACATGCGCACGATGGCACAAAACATTACAGTCATGAATGCGCCAACTAAAGAGTTTGAAATGTCAGCGATGCGCGAAGAGATAATACATGGCGGCAACAGATGTTTACGTTGGCAAATGAGCTGTGCTGTTATTTATACAGATGTCAATGAGAACAAGCGCGTAACAAAAGAGAAAAAAGAAAACAAAAAAGTAGACGGTGTTATTGCAAGTATTATTGCTATGAATCAATACCATCTAGATTTGCAACAGGAAGACATCATGCTAGACATATTGGATTTGTAACGCATGCTTCGTATCTTATAAGCTAACCTGTATTCTATGGCTACACTAGCAGAGCGCGTAAGCGCATTGTTTCGTTACAGAGTCGGCAAGTTTAACAGCCAGACAATTGAAGCAGAGATGGGCATTAACCCCATCGTACGGTCAGGCGTTAACATTACAGAGACAAGTGCCCTTGCAATTAGCACTGTTTACGCTTGCATTAACAAGATTGCAAGCACAATAAGCAGCCTTGACTTAGAAATCTACGCACGCAATGGTCGCAACATAGCTATTGCAAACCAACACCCAGCGTACGAGCTTATAACTATGTCACCAAATGAGCATCAAAATGCTTACGATTTTTGGGAAGGTGTATTAAGCAGCGCATTAATGTATGGTTGCGGTTACGCAATTATAGAGCGCAACGAACGCGGTTACGCACAAAGGCTTGTACCTGTTGCATACCACGATGTTGACGTTAAAGACGTAGACGGTGAGCGCGTTTTTGTTATACGCGATTATGGCGCAGTCACACAAGACAACATTTTAGAAATAAGCTGCATGAATAAGATGTCGCCAATACGCTTGCACCGTGAGAACATGGGACTAGCAAAGGCGGCGCAAGATTTTGGCAGTGAATACTTTGGGCAAAAGGGACAAATGACTGGCGTACTCGCGTCAGATCAGCCGTTGCGTAAAGAGCAAATGGACGTAATACAAAACAGCTGGAATCAAAGCGCAATGAACGCAGGCACAAAGCTGTTGCCATTTGGGTTTAGATACCAGCGTATTACAATTACACCTGACGAAGCGCAGTTTATAGAGACACGCAAGTTCCAGGCTGAAGAAATTTGCCGCATCTACAGCGTGCCAACGAGCCTTGTGCAGCTGCCAAGCCAAACGACATTTAATAATGTAGAGCAGCAAAACTTGCAGTTTGCACGTCACACAATTGCACCATGGGCAAAGCGCATAGAACAAGAGATAGATCGCAAGCTTATACAGTCATTTGAGCGACCAGACATTTACAGCAAGTTTAACCTTAATGACTTGCACAGAGGTGACCTAGCAGCACGCACAAATTTTTACCAGCAGATGCTGCAAAGCGGGGTGATGAGTATAAACGAAGTGCGCAGCATAGAGCAAATGAATCCTGTTGACGGCGGCGACACACATACAGTACAGATAAACCAAATTGCGCTAGATCGCTTAGGCGAGTACAGCGACAAAGTTAGCAGCGATGCCATTTAGTGAGTACCCAGAAGCAATGCGTAATAATGCGCGACGAGGTCAAAGGCTAAATAAAGAGGTTGGTGGCAAATGCGCAACAGCGGTTGGTAAAGAAACTGCACGCATCCTATCTGCTGGCGAGACATTAAGTGACGCACGCGTAAAACGCATGTTTAGCTTTTTGTCACGCGCAGAAACATATTACAACCCTGACGACACAGAAGCGTGCGGCACAATATCTTACCTTTTGTGGGGCGGCAAAACTGCACACAATTGGTCAGCAGAAAAAGTAAAACAAATGGAAAACGACGAACGTACACAACACGACGAAGCCGAGAAGCGAACTATGGGCACAATCGAAGTGCGAGAGCATGAGGAAGACCATATGGTTCTAGAAGGTTACGCAGCAGTGTTTAATGTAGAAACAGACTTAGGCGCATTTAGAGAAGTCATACGACCAGGTGCGTTTGATGACGTAATGGACGACGACGTGCGAGCATTAATAAACCACGATCCTAACCTTATACTTGGGCGCACAGGTAACGGCACATTAGAGTTGTCAACAGACGAGCGTGGATTAAAGTACAAGGTCAAGTTAGGTGATCAGCAATATGCAAGAGATTTCTACGAGAGCGTAAAGCGTGGCGACATTACGCAGTCGTCCTTCGCATTCACTATAGAGGAGCAGTCATTTAACGATGACCGCACGCTACGCAGCGTAGACAAGGTGCGGCAACTGTTGGATGTGTCACCTGTGACATACCCAGCATACGCAGCTGCCACGGTACAAGCGCGTGACCAACAGCTTGAGACAGAAGACGCTACAAGTGACGAGGTAGCGGACACAAATACAGACAGTCAACCACAACAAACAAACAATAATATGAATCTCAACGAGATGAAAGCGACCCGTGCAAAGCACGCGGATCGTTACGAAGAGTTGGTCAATGTCGCAGAAACAGAAAACCGCGACTGGACTAACAACGAACAGGAAGAGGCAGACATCGCAAAGCGCGAGGTCGAACGCCTTGACGGCAAAATTGAGCGTCGCCAGGCGCACGAGGACATGATCGCTAGACAAGCGCAAATGGGCGGCACGTCTGTTAGCGAAGTCAAAGAGATTAATAAAATTAACCGCAGCTTTAGCCTAAGCCGCGCAGTAACTGCTGCAAGCTTTGGCAAGGCGCTTGAAGGTGCAGAGGCAGAGTGGCAGCAAGAGGCAGCTAAAGAGTACCAGATGCGCGGTTTGCAGATGTCAGGCCAAATTGGTATTCCAGCGAGCGCAATGTATCGTGCTGGTGGTGCAGATGATTTTCAAGCAGGTTCAGGCGATGGCTCAGGTTTTGTAGCTACGCAAGTGCCTGGCGTTATTGACGCACTGCGCACGCCTACAATGGCAGAGCGTGTTGGTGTCACAACGATTAACAACGCAACAGGCAACCTTAAGTTTCCGCGTGTAAGCGCAAAAGCTGCTGGTACAGAAGAAACAGAAGTAAGTGCAGATGCTGCTTCTGGTCTCGAGCTAGACGAGGTAACGTTGACACCTATCCGCGTGGCAGCAAACACCAAGTACAGCAAGCAGTTAATTATGCAAGGCGGTGCACAAGTTGATGCAATGATTAGCCGCGAGTTGGCAGCAGGCATCAACGAGACTGTTGACAAGGCAGTCTTTGCTAAAGTCGCTGCGAGCGCAGGCACAATCGTAGATAAAGGAGATGCTGCTCTTACAGCAGCTGACGTGTTTAACATGCAAAAGGCTGTACTTGAGGCAGGAGGTGACTTGTCGCGTTGTGTGTATGTAGCTGGTCCTACAGGTATGTTGCACCTTAAGAGTGCTACAGCTGTTGCCTCTGTGCGTGCAATGGTTGAGGATAACAGCATCGACGGTTATCCATCATTTTTCACGCCACAACTTGTTGACGCAGACGCTGGCGGTGATGGTCTTGGCACTTTGGCCTTTGGCGACTTTCAGCTTGGCTTAGTATTGGCATACTTTGGAGGTGTTGACTTGCTAGTTGACCCATTTAGCAATGCAGGCACAGCGCAAATTGCTTTGCACATTAATCGTTTTTACGACTGTGATGTGCGCCAAGCAAGTGCAATTGCATACACTAAAGACTTTAAGGCACAAGCCTAACACTTACACTTGGAAGCCTGGCAATACGGCTGGGCTTCCTTTTTTTTACTTGCCATGATCATAACAAAGCCCGCATACACAACAGGCACAGATGTTGTATCGCTTGTCGATATGAAGTCATTTTTACGTGTAGACCACAGCGACGAGGATACCACGATCACGGCATTGCTTAATGCTGCGGTGACGCACATAAGCGATTACACGAATAGACATTTTGCGACAGGCGCTTCGACAGTATTTCACATAGAAAAATTTCGTACAGCATCATTGGCATTTGGCCCTGTAACGCGCGTGGATGCGGTAAAGTATGACGACACTACAGGCACGACACAAACGCTTGACGCAAGTAAATATTACTTTGAGTCATTAACAGACAACACAACGCGCATAAGTTTTCACGACACGCCAGACCTAGAAGAATACAACGCATCGCCAGTACGCATAGAAGCACTTGCAGGCGCAACGCCAAGTGCTGCCATTGTTATGGCTACAAAGTTGCTTGTTGCACATTTTTACGAAAACAGACGTGCAGTTATTACAGGCGCAAACGCTACAACTGTGCCTATGAGTGTTCACAGTTTGCTTAACAGCGAGCGCATCATAGACTTTCGGCAATGAACATAGGTTTTTTAGATCGTCGCATAGAGATAGAAGCACCAGCTGCATCGCCAACTACAAACGCATACGGCGAAGCAGACCAGGCAGACGCATTTACTACGTACACAACAGTGTGGGCTGCACTTGACAACAAGGCAGCACGTAGCAGTATTATACAAGAGCAAGAGACAAGCATTAACCGCGTAACGTGGCGCGTGCGGTCATCTACAATAACAAGGCAAGTAACGCCTAAGTACCGCATCAAGCACGGCACGGAATTGTACAACATTTTGGCAGTGCAAGAGATAGGCCGTTTAGACATGCTGCACTTTATAAGCGAGCGCGTAGTTAGTGAGTAATGTCCGTAGAGATAAAAAATATGGACAAGGTTTTGCGCAAGCTTGAGCGTTTGGCAGACTGGAGCGAAAAAGACTTTGCTAACCTGGTAAACATTAACGAGCGCGTAGCAAGCGTTTACACAGCGTCCGCGCAAAGCAATGTAAAAGACTTTGCACGCGACATCTTAGTGCAGCGCAAAAACGGCTCAGACATACTAGTTAAACGTGGACAGTTACGGCGCAGCATAGGCATTTGGCAGCCTGACAAGTCACGCACAAAAGTTATTGGTGGTCCTAGGACAAACACAATCGGACGACGCAAGACACGTAAAAATGCGGATGGTTGGTTTGCGCACATTGTAGAGGGCGGAGACAGCTTTGGCATAAAAAAGACAACAGTAAACACAGGCGTATTTGACAGAAGCAAACGCGCAACGCAGTCACGCAGCCGTAAATTGCTAGTGCGTTTGTTGCGTAAGGAATACGAAAGATTTATGAAATGAAAGTAGGGCTAGCTATATATAACATCTTACGCAACGACAGCGCAGTGCAATCGTTAGTCTCAGGCCGTATATATCCTGAGCTAGCACCAGAAGGTGCAGCTATGCCTTACATTGTTTACTCAGTAGTGAGCAACACGCCAAGCGATACAAAAAAAAGCACGCCTGTGGACGAAGCACGGTGTGAGCTGTTTAGTGTACAGCCAACATACAGCCTAGTTAATGACTTAGCCGACAAAGTGCGAGCTGCACTTGATCGTCAAGGCGTTACAGTTACTGATGCAACAGCTGGCACAATTACAGTGCAAAGCATTAATTACACAAACGAAATAACCGAGGTAAGTCCTGATCGCAAAACGTATATTGCAGTGCAAGACTACACCTTTAGAATAACACGATAATGGACACATTAGCATTTATAACGCAGAACTGGGGAGAGCTGACACTTGGCTTGCTTGCATTTATTAAGCTAGTCGTTAACCTTACGCCTACAGAAAAGGACAATCAAATTTTTGGTTACCTAGACGTGCTTATTAATCTCATTATTGCAGACAGAAAAAAACCATCTAACAACTAAACACAATGGCCACAACAGGTATTTTTAACGGCTCACAGTACACTGTGATGTTTGAAACAGACGGCACAAGCGTTGTCGTCGCCGATCACGTAACAGATTTAAGTGTTAACGTGTCAACAGAAACACGGGACACGACTAGCAAAAACAACGGAGGCTTTCGCGCCCTGTTGCCAGGCTTAAAAACTTTGACTGTAAATTTTACAGCGTTTTACGCAGGTGACGCAACAAACGGGTACGATGAGCTTATGGTAGATTTTCTTGCAGGTAATAAGCAAGATGTTAAAGTATGCTCGTTTGATTTTACAGGCGGCACCGAAGTAGCAGGCGACAAGGAAATTGTTTTTGAGGCATTCATCACTTCGCTAGAGTTGAGCGCAGGCACAGAGGACAACGCTTCGTACACTTGCACTATGGAGTGCGTAAGCGCAATTACATTCCAAGACCACAGCTGATAAATGACAATAACACTAGACAACCAAACTTTTCCTGTGCGTGCAAGCATGCGTGCTTGGCGCAACTTTGAGAATGAAACAGGCAACAAAGTAGCAACGTTAGACAGCGAGGACGTAACTAAGATGCCTGAGCTGTTGTACTACTTTGTACAGGAAGGATGCCGTAAGCAAGGCATGGAGTTTAAGTTGTCTGTGGATGACTTTTTAGGTCTTATTGATGTTGCAGACTTGCAGGATGTAATGAAAGTAATTGAGCAGTCTATGTCACCAGGTGAAAAAAAAACACAGAAGGCAAAGACGACAGCCCACTTGAATGGGACGAAATAGAGCAGTTAGGGTTAGGGCTACTTGGCCTTACTCCTGACGCTCTATACGACTTTACTTTTAGGCAATTCGGCAACGCGGTGCGTGGTCGCTACAAACAGCAAGAGACGCAACATCGTGACTTGTGGGAATGTACGCGATGGCAAACCGCGTTGTTGCTTAATGTACATACTAAAAAAGGTCACAACATTAAACCTAAAGACTTAGCGTCGTTTCCGTGGGAAGCAAAGACAGAACAAAAAAACAATCCGTCGCACGGCTGGAATCAACTTAAAGCACTAGCAACAAATGGCTAAACTTGGAGACCTTATAGTAAGAGTTGGCGCAGATACGCGCGATCTTAATAAAAAGCTAGGCAAAGTGCAGCGCAACATGCGCAGCATGACAAGCAACTTTAAAAATCTAGGCACAAGCATGACGCGCAGCATTACTTTACCTCTTGTGGGTATTGGTGCGGCTGCCGTAAAAAGTGCTGCGGATTTGCAAGTACTAGAAACAAGTTTTGTGAGTCTTACTGGTGGCGCACAAAACGCTGCTATGATGGTTGCGCAGTTAAATGATTTTACAGCAAAAACACCTTTCCAATTAGAGCAAGTCGGAAACGCTGCGCGACAACTTATTGCAAGCGGCACAGCTATAAGTGAGGTTAATAATCAGCTGCAGTTTTTAGGCGACATTGCAGCAACTAGTGGCAGCAGCATAGAGGAGATTGCAGCAATTTTTGCAAAAGTCAATGCAAAAGGCAAAGTAGAGCTTGAGAACCTTAACCAGTTAGCAGAACGCGGCATACCTATATTTAAAGCATTGTCTGATGCTACTGGTTTACTGCCGTCAGAGCTAGGCGCAGGTGCAGTATCAGTTCAACAGTTTAATGACACATTGCGCAGTTTTGCCGAAGATGGCGGCTTTGCTGAAGGCGCAATGGACAGACTAAGTAAAACAGCATCAGGTAAATTTAGTACAGCCTTAGACAATTTAAAACTAGCTGGTGCGGAATTAGGACAAACACTTCTGCCAGCAGTTACAAAAGTTTTAGATGGCGTTACAAAGCTTGCACAACGTTTTGCAGCAACATCAGGTGCGACTAAGCAAATGACTTTAGAGATAGGTTTGCTAATTGCAGGTATTGGACCATTGCTAGTTTTTTTGCCACAAATAATTGCGCAAGTCACAGCATTACGTGGGGTTTTTGCCTCTTTAAACGTTGTAATGTTAGCTAACCCAGCAGGTATTATTGTTGCAGGTATTGCTGCACTTACTGCAGCTGTTGTTTTGTTACGCAACAGAACTAGTGATGCAAAAGTTGAAAACGACAAGTTTATACGTTCGCTTGCAAGTCTGGACAAACAAGCACAAATAAATCACGTTAAAGAACAAGTGCGTGAGCTTGAACGAGAACGCAATACTTTGCGTGCAGCTCAACGTGCGGAAATGGCAGCACAGGCAGCAGGTGCGCTAGGTGACAAATTCGACAAACAAATTGCACGAGGCAGCGCAACTAAGTATGCAGAGCAAATATCTTTCTTAGATGATCGCATTGAAGGTTTAGTGTTGACTGTGCGTGACATGAACAAGGCACAGAAAGACAGCATTGTGCCGATGCAAAATTCAGCCGAGGCTAATAAAGATTTAGGTGACACGGCAAAGGACGCAGAGGAAGATGTCTTTGACTTGTTAAGTCGCTTGGATGAGGTCGCAGTAAAAGCTGTAGAAGCTAAACAAACAATTTTTGATTTGCTTAGTGAGTTGGATGAAATTTCTGTGCCACCTGCAATTGTTGAGATAAACAGAGAATTGCAAGCACTTATTACAAGTTTCACAGACGGCATACAAACAGCAATACAGCAAACTATGAGTTTTGGCGATGCAGTCGTCATGGTCGCCAAGCAAGTTGTTGTAGCATTTTTGACAGCAGCAAAAGCGAAAGTCATACAAAACGCAGCAGAAGCTAGCGCAGGGGCTGGACCAGCTTTTCCAATAGTTATGGCTGGACTATTAGCGGCAGGCATAGGCGTAGTAAACAGCATTGCATTACCAGCATTAGCAAAGGGCGGCATGGCGTTTGGTCCTACAATGGCACTAATAGGAGATAACAGAAACGCAGCCATTGATCCTGAAGTCGTTGCACCATTAAGCAAGCTACGCGACATGATGGGCGGCAACCAGGTAGAAGTGTTTGGTCGCATAAGCGGCAACGACATCTTTTTGTCTAACGCAAGAACAGGCATAAGCCGCAACAGATACGCATGAGCAGTTTTCTATATGCAAAAGGCAACGCTAAAAGCGTAAACAATGAAGACTACGAAGTGCGCATCATACGCACTACGTCAGGCACTGACAGCGATCGCGAGTTCAGTGTAGGAGCGTCAGGCGTGAACATTATTTACGAAAACACAGACGACACTATACTTGTACCAGGCATTGTGCATTCGCGCTGCGAAGTAGAAACTTGCTGGTCGTCAGGTGATGTTGCACTTTCGCAACTTATAACAAACCTACTTGCAGCACAAGACGGCGACTACTTGTTAGAAGTGTTGCGCGATACAGCGCGCATTTGGGTTGGCACAATACTAGTAGAGCAAGTTGACTTATTAGAAAGTAGCAGCACGCAAAAGCTGCGTATTGTAGCAACAGACGGTTTGTCGTTATTGCGCAACGTTGACTACAACAACAACGGTACAGCGTACACAGGTCATCAAATTGTCCTTGACGACATACTCAATAACATTCAGCAAAAATGGTTGCTGTATGAATACTTAGACGCACAGAATACAAGCGCAAACAGAATAGAGATAGCAGACGATGTGTATTCAACTGACGACATGGTTATGACGTTGTTAAGTCATCCTGGCGGCACTGATCACGAGAATACGCGCCGCATGCGCATACACACTAGTAGCTTTAAACGTTTTGACGATACAGGTCAAACAGTTTTCCCAAGCTGTCTAGAATTGTTAGAAAGTCTTTGCTTGACTTTGCAGCTGCGTATGTATTACTACGGTAACGCATGGACGTTTGTGCCTGTTGCATTGTCTGACGAGGTTGTAAACGGTTACGCACTTACATACGCTGACACATACGTAACGTCACAAATTGTAAGCACCTACGAATACCAGGTAGACACAACAAACAACATTCGGCAAAAAGGTGCAGAGTGGGTACACAGCTACACACCACAGCTTAATGAAGTTAGGTTAACACGTGACACGCGCGACAGATCGACACTTTTGTTTGAAACATACGAGCCAAACGGTACGCAGTTTACAATAAGTGACTTCCCATTTGAAGGTATTGACACAGCACCAGGTGACTTGTACATATGTCGTATTCGTTTCCGTGTTATTAACACAGCCCTAAGCTTACCTGACGTTGAAAGATTAGGTAGATTAATTCTTGCACTACGTATTAAATACGATCCGACAGGTACTGGACATTTTTACCACAATACACTTAGCGCGGACGTAACAGCAAGTGCTAATGTTGTACAGATGTTGACTTTTGACAACATAGATTTTGCAGAGATACGGACACACAGCCCTACTTACAGCGATGGCACGTTCTTTCCATTACACAAAAAACCAGACCCGCGAGAAGACAGCAACTACGACACAAACACAGATAGCAACAGAGTTGTAACGTTTGACTTCCCATTTGCACCACCACAAACAGCAAAAACTGGTCTAGAACTTATGCCGACGTTACGCGCCTATGACGTACAAGGTGCACAGTCAAGCACATTGGAAGCTGCTTTAGACATAGAAATTATAAGTCTACAGTTGCAAAAGTACAGCGATGACAGACTGCAAAATTTAGAAGATTTTGACTACGTAGCAAAGTCAACGACAGGTAGAGGTGAAATAAACATGGGCACAACACAAGTAGGTGCTTTAGGTACAACAGCAGGCGCAATTTCAGTAGAGACGGCAACAGGTGTATTTGAGCCGACAAATAACTGGGTTAACCAAGCTAGCAACACCACAACTCCAATAAACAAACTTGCAGTTACGGAAGTGCTTGCAGCTCACCAGCGTTCGCGCAACGTACAACGCGGCAGCATCGTTTTACGCGGTAGTAGCGCAACGCCTGGCAAGCCATTTGCACGTTACAAAGACAGTGATACAGGCGATTTTTTTACTGCGTTAAATTGGCAGTTAAGTAGCACACAAGCAGAGATGGAACTCACGCTACGTCAAATTGGGCGCAACGTGATTAGTGTAACAACAGAGGAGCAAAGCGGTACACGTTTGCCTGATCCTCCCCCTGGCGATACTACACAAGGTGTTGTCAAGCCAATTAACATTATGCGAGGTTATAATGCAGAAGCAACTACAAATTTTGCATTGGACTTTACGTCAATTATTGGCACAGAAACAAAAGAACTTTATTTAACTGTAAGCAACTTAGGACAAGGCAGATTTTTAGACGATCAAGGCCAAACGCCTGCAACGGGTAGCAACATTGTACGCAAAATTTACGTGAACACGACAGGACTTGCAGAACCTAGCACAGCAGGTTGGTCGTCACCTAGCGCATTGCAGCCTGTCACAAACGCAACGTTGCAAATGGCTATACAAAAAATAAATGACTACACTAACAAAGTAGACGATCACGGTTCTTACACGTTTGTAATTACATACAGTGAAGTGGCGGACGACAAGCTGTTAGATGAGTACACAGGCGCAACAGCTGCTTATTCATTAAGAAAGCTTCGTAACGACTACACAGGTGACTGTATAACAGTGCGCAGAACGTCACCAGCAGGATCACAGAATATAGGTTTTGATGCAGACGGCAATCTTGACACGGCAGCCATAGAGACATTTTGCGGTAACGGAGACGGTTTTGTGTCCACGTGGTTTGACCAGGTAGGTAGTAATAACGTAACACAAGTAAGCAGCGCATCACAACCAAAAATATGCAGCGCAGGCAGCGTAATAACTTTAAACAGTAAACCAGCAGTTCAATTTGACGGATCAAATGACAGTTTATCAAAGGCAGGCACTGTAGATTTAAACAGCAACATTAACGAGTTAATTGTTGCGTGGGTAGGAAGCGTAACAGACCTAGACAACGGTAATAATATGGTTAGTCACTGGGGCAGAGGTACAAGTGTGCAAGTTTTTCAGGTGCAGCTAACAGCAAGCAATGACAATTTGCGATGGCAGCATAGGTATAGTAATGGTAGCATGGCAACTGCTGACAGTGGCAGTGCTATATCTAGTGGCACGCAAGCGATAATTGTCGGACGTAGTGTAAATAGCACGCACGAGGCAGAATTTGACGGTACAACAACAGCAGGTACTTCAGTCATTTCAGCACCTAACAACGCAACGACGCAGTTTCGTATAGGTGCAAGAGCTGACAACCAGGCAGGACCACATCGAGGCGTTACGCAAGAGGTTGTAGTTTGGTCACGATCTACACTAGCAGATGACGCTGACGACATAAGCGACGACATCAACAATTTTTACTCTACGTACTAATGCAACAATGGATTCTAGTAAATGCTGAAGGCTTATTAACAAGCGTAGAGCGTGCAGTTATTATTTCGCGTGAGCTGTACAACATAACACGCCCACCATATATACAAAGCGATGACGAGCTGCACAACACGCTGTTTGCGCATATAACACACCCTAAACGTCCAGAAGATGCAGCCTTATTAGTGCAAACAGACTACATTATTCAAGTACACCCTAGCTGTACGCTAGAGCGTTTGATTGCAGTATTTCCTGAGCTGTCAATTGACGAGCGTTTTGCATTGTCAGGTATTATTCATCAAACACAGCATTTCCCGTTTGGCCTTATATTACCTGAGAGCGTTACTGTTAGAGACGAAAAGTACATGATTGACGAAGGGTGGATAACAAACGAAGATGAATGAGCTAAAAGCATATTTGCAAAACGCTATTAATGTAACTTTTGTAGGCAGTGTGCTTGTCGGCTACATAAATGACGCTATAGCAATTGTTGCAGGCTTAACGTTAGTTTGGTGGAACGTCGAAAGAGCATTAAAAGCACGTAAAGAACGCCAGGAACAATGAGATGGTTTAACTACTCTGAGTTTGACAGCCCAGACGTGCCAGGTAGTGGTAACAACATGGACACAGACTTTTTAGAGATGTTGGACGAAGCTCGAACAAAAGCGGGAATACCGTTTATTATAACGTCTGGCTATCGTACAGAGTCGCACAACGACAGCATAGAGGGACATGAGCGCAGCGCCCATTGTAAAGGTGTTGCAGCCGACATATTAGCCACTACATCACGCGACAGGTTTTTAATACTTACTGCATTATTAGAAGTAGGCATCGATCGCATAGGCATACACGACGAGTTTATACATGCTGACGTTGACTGGGAAAAAGCTGCAAATGTCTGCTGGACCTACACCTAAAATATTAGAGTTATTAGCACGCTTTGACGTAACTGAAGTCTTTAAAACAAAAGGCAACTTACGTCGATGGTCGGCCAAGCGCACTGTTGGCGGTATGATTGCGACAACGGCTTGTTACGATGTTGCAACACATGGTATGAGTTGGGAAGCAGTTTGCATGTGTGGCATTGCTGTGTTACCTTTGGTCGTAAGCCTGGTAGAAGGCAACAGGTTTTGGGTAAATAAGAGTTCAGGAGAGTCGCCATAGTGCGGCTCTTTTGACATTTAGATGTTAATAACTGCGTTGTATTGGTGTGTCGTTGTTGTGCTGCTCTGACATACGTTTGTGTCATGCAGCTCATAAAATGTATTCCGTTTTTTATAATCGCACCCTTAAATGCGCAGTGCGACATGGAGATTTACGGTTATGACCCATACACAACAGAAATAACGATTGTAGTAAATGATGGTCACTGTCTAACAGAAGCTGACAGCGTAGGTGAGTTTTTGTTGGGCTTGACATTTGACCCACCGTTGTTAGATAGTCCGTTTCCATGTGTAAGTGGGCAAGACTGGGCACTGCTAATTTTTCCGTTAGACTTTCCAGGCTTTGACATAGGACAAGGCACAGATGACATTTTGCAGTCAGGCGACACAGTGTCTTTTTTACTTACTGATGTGCCGTTTTTTGGCTCTGGCAGTGCAGCATGTTGGCTTACAGCAATACAAGAGGGCGCGTTTTTTGACGAGTGCGTAGTTATGGCTATATATCAAATAAACGACAGTCAAACAATTACAGGCGGCAGCGGCATAACAAACGAGCCATACCCTGACGAGAACTTGCAAAACAGCATACTCGTGTGGTCATTAGGTCCGTATTGTGCAACTCCACCACCACCGTACAGTCCCCCAGTTTGGTCGCCTGATCCGTGCAATGACGATGTGCTGTACATACCTAATGCATTTACACCTAACAACGACGGCAAAAATGACGTTTTTAGAGCTGTAACAAATAGCGATTGTTGGCTGTGGTTTGAAATGACAGTGTACAACAGATGGGGCAGCGTTGTATGGCGTACAGATGTGCCAGGTGCACAATGGATGGGCGACAACGCAGCAGGCATTTTTGACTACACACCTAGCACAGAAAAATACTACGTGCCAGACGGCATGTATTACTGGACACTACGCGGACAAAAGCGCGGAGACGTTTGGTATGATATGTCAGGCACAATAACTCTTTTACGATGACAGAATTAAAACCTAACGGCGTTAGCCGTACAACACTGCCTACACACAAGGCAAGCAGTTATAACGCATGGATGCGTCACATAACAAAAACACCTGTAATGTACCGTTGGCAAAAACAAAGTAAATAATGTACGGCCAGTACGACGAGCGTACGTGGAAACATGGCGTACGCGACATGGGACAAGGCACGTGCTTTGTATTGCCTGATCACGGCGCAGAGTTTAAAAAAGACACAATGCGCTACTTGGGTTTTACGTTACACCAAGACTTTGTTTACGCAAATGACCTAGACGGTTTAGTGCGTTGGTGGTTTAGAAATAAGCAAACGCACGCGAGATACATAAAAGCCATAAAAAAGATGGGTTACGTACCCACAAGTGACTTACTAATTACATGATGTACATGGACAAATACCCTATTCGAATGCACGTACGGGTGCAAGAGGAGTTGCGTGATGAAGCGCAAGAAATGGCGCGCGAGCTTGGCATGAGCACAAGCGCACTATTTAGACTAGCAATGAAACGATTAATACAACGCAAAAACAATTTATAAAATGAGCTGGCTACCAGACAACATGCACCAATCTCAAACAGGTTCTTACTTTAAGATTGAAGAAGGTAATCAAAACAGAGTGCGCATTATTTGCGACAAACCTTTAGTTGGTCACGTACAATGGACTCAGGATAAAAAACCAGTGCGCTGGCGTTTAGGCGATCCACGGCCTGAAGCAAATTTTGAGGAGGGCACAAAGCCGCGTGTGTTTGTAGCATGCGCAGTATGGAATTACGAAGAACGCGCAACGCAAGTGTGGGAGATAACGCAGCGGACCTTGCAAGACGCGCTTGACGCATTGACAAAAGACGCTGATTTCGGACATCCTGCAAACTACGATTTAAAGATTACGCGACAAGGCAAGGGCTTAGACACAACGTACAGCATGATTCCAATGCCAGGCGAGCAAAATGACGATGTAGTTAATGCTATTGCAGAGCTGCGCGTCAATTTAGACGCATTGTTAGACGGTACAGACCCATTTGCGTGAGCGACAGACAATTTAAAGGTATATGGATACCTGTACACATTTGGCAGACGGCAGACTTAACTGCTGCAGAGCGTTGTTTGTGGGCTGAAATAGACAGCTTTACAGATGCGGGCCACGGGTACTATAAGACAAACAAGCAAGCAAGCGAGGAGTTAGGTGTATCACAACGCCAGGTAACAAGAGCGTTTGCGAAGCTTGAAAATATGGGCCTAATACAAATTACGAAAAAAGGCATACGAAGGGTAGCCAAGTCGACAGAGTGGCGAGATGTCCTAGACATGATGGCGAGGAATACTAGCCACGATGGCGAGGTAACATCGCCACACAGTCCACCTATAAAGAACAATAAAAACAACATTATAAAACACAATGAAAACACATTGGTGTATGCCATAGATGGAGATGAGATGAAAGAGCTATGGCGCGTATGGGTGCGAGAGCGTAAACAATACACAAAAGGCACTTACTCGCCTTATGCGCAACAACGCGCCATGAATAAGTTGCAAAAGTTGTGCAACAACAACATAGAACAAGCACGTAAAATTATAGATCAATCAATAACAAATGCCTGGAAAGACTTCTACCCAATTAGACAAGACTTCGCAAAAAACAGAGCTAACCTTGACGCAAAGCAAGCACTTGAATGGGCTGCTAAACGACGCACGTAGGCATATGACAGGTGTACAGCCTGACGTAGCGTACAAACAAGGTTTTAGCATGAGTTTGGCCAACAAACACGAGCCAGAGCGTTTAGGTGTAATGTTGTTAGGCGAGCTAGAGCGACTTGTGCGACATGTAAGTGCTACGCGCACATTTCAAACGCAAGGCGACTTGCAAGACGCTGTAGATGACATTTGCGAGTTGTTCCCGTCACTAAAAGTCGAAGAAATACTAAGCGCATTTAAACACATACGCCAGGGACGTTATAAGCTATTTGGCAACTTTACTACAAACACTTTGCTTGACTGCATACGCCAGTATGAGATGGAGAACACAGTAACATTTCGCGAACAGGAGCATAGGCAGCGCAAAGAGGTATTGTGCGCGTCATTAGACGTGAAAAGGCTGATAAGTGATCTTGATCGCGACGGAAAGCTAAAGATGTCGCGCAAGACGTTAGACCGCAAATACATACCTTATCCTAATGACAAAACAGACGCAAAGCAAGAAACGGACACGTCCAAAGAAAAAGACAGGCCCGAAACCTAGCATAAAAGGACTACGTAATAAGCTAGACCGCGCATTTAGTTGGTATGTACGACTTACACATGCAGATCAGGACGGCAACTGTACATGCGTTACATGTGGTAAAGTTTTGCCCTGGCACAAAATACAATGTGGCCACTTTGTGAGCCGTAAGCACAAAAGCACGCGCTGGAGAATGGACAACTGTAAGCCACAATGCTATGCTTGTAACATACACGGCCACGGCGAGCAGTACAAGTTTGGCAAATACTTAGACGAGTTGTACGGCAACGGCCATTGCGACAGATTATTTAGATTATCAAATAAACCTTATAAACCAGAACATGAAGATTACAAAATGTACATCGAACACTACGAGGCACACGTTGCAGCCATACTCGCAAAAAGAATTGCAAGAGATCGCCGAGAACGTGAGAAAATACCGCCTAGAATCAAAGAGAGACTACGCCTACGTCAATGAGCGTGGACAAGTAATAATGTATCAAGGCTACATGGCTAACGGCACATTGCACGACGAGCGATTGTATAACATAACAAAAGACCTGTATAGACGTGGCGCACATAAACAAAACAAAGACGCGGCCTTTGTATGTAAAGTCATCGGCACGACCATATGCTAAACGCAAGCAAGACAAACGATACTGGACATACAAATGGAAACAACTGCGCAAAACATATCTAGCACACAATCCAACATGTGTGGTATGTGGATGGGCAGCGACAGTTGTAGACCACATTACGCCAGTGTCACAAGGCGGCAACTTTTGGCGCGGGCCATTCCAAGCCATGTGCAAGCCGTGCCACCAGCGCAAGAGTGCGAAGGAGAAGGCTGGTACACACACGTCGAGTGGACGTGGGGCGACTACTACGACGAGCTAACCTACATAACCTACGAGTAGCAGGGGGGTAGGGCATATAGAAAATAATAACACAACACACATACAT